TATTTTCATTACGTAATAAATTCTATGGTTGGGAGGATATGAAAACTATGGATAAAATTAACCACCAAATGATGAATGATAGTTTTTTAGTTATCGAAGATATTTTAAATACTTATTCAGGTGTGGAAGCCATAAAAAGGTTATCTATATTTAATGAAAGAACAAAATATAAGTTTCACACCGAAATATCTGATGTTGTGAATAATATCACCAAAGAAAATGGGTTAACATTAGTTAATAAAAGTGGTGGATATAGTTTACAAAAAAAAGAGGGGTCGATGGTTAGACAATTAATAGATTATATGACAGATGACGTAAATACGGAAAGAAAAACAAAAAGAGGTTTCTTAGAATATATAGGTTCAGAATATTCAAGAGGTCAATTCGCAACTTTTTGGTCAGCAGTAAATAAACAAGGTATCATAGAAAAAGTAGGTGGTGGTTCTAATGTAACATATAAACTAGGTCCAAATTACGACGATTGGGAAAAGGGTAAGGTAGTAGCGTTTTAAATAAATTATTATGGATAGGAATGAAAAATTAAAAATATTTGCCAAATGTTTAGGTGATCCAATATACGCTGTCGAAACATTTCTTAAAACATATGACTTAACCCAAAAGGGATTTGTACCATTTAAACTATTTTATAAACAAAAACAGATAATTAAATCTTACGAAGAAAATAATCGTAACATTGTAACTAAACCAAGACAAGCAGGTGTATCTACTACTACTGCAGCATATATCGCAATAAAAATTGCGTTTTGTGACCCTAATAACCCTTGGAAGGTCTTAGTTTTAGCCAATAAACAAACGTTGGCTCAAGAATTTCTTAAAAAAATTAAAGATTTTACTGATCAAATACCTGAATGGGTATGGGGAATATCAGAAGGGGACTCTTATTTAGATATAGAAGCTAAGGGTCATATAAAAACAAAAACCACTAAATGTGAGGTTAAGGCACTAGCAACTTCAAAAGATGCTTTAAGGGGTTATACCCCAACATTTTTAGTTATGGATGAGGCAGCCTTTATAGATAACGGTGCAGAGGTATTCGGTGCCGCTTTAACGTCATTGGGTACAGGTGGTAAAGTTACGTTAATATCCACACCTAATGGTCAAGACGCTTTATATTATAAAACATATGACGGTGCAAAACAAGGTGACAACAATTTCAACATCATTGAGATGAAGTGGCACGAAGATATTAGATATAATAGGGAATTAAGGTGGTTGAGAGGTGAAGAAGAAGTAATCACATGTGAAACCATAGGTAGAGAAACTTTGAGATGGGAATATAGTGGTAATACATACGAAACAGATGGTACACGTATCGAAGATTATGATGTGATGTTAAAAGATGGGTGGAAAGCAACATCTCACTGGTATGAGGAAATGTGTAGAGATATGAATGGTAATAAAAAACAAATAGCTCAAGAGTTAGATGTTTCATTTGTTTCTTCAGGTGGTAACGTAATAGACGATGAGTATATCGATTACCAAAACGAAAATTATGTTAAAGAACCTAAATATAAGGCTGAAATGGAAAAATCTATGTGGATTTGGAAAGAACCTGAAGAGGGACATAAGTACATTATGGGTGTTGATGTTTCTAGAGGTGATGGTAAAGATAGTTCTACTATAGTTATTTTAGATTTTGATGGTTTGGAACAAGTGGCGGAATTTAAATATAAATTACCACCGGATTTATTAGCGGAAATAGTTTATAAATACGGTAACCTATATAAAGCATATACTGTTGTCGATATAACAGGTGGTATGGGAGTTTCTACTGTAATGAAGTTATTGGAAATGGAATATAAATATTTACATTATGATGACCCAAAGAGTAGGAAACTTAGTGAAAAATACGCCAAAACCGTTTATAAACAAGGTGATAAAGTACCCGGATTTAATGTCGGTAGTAGTAGACTACAAATGGTTAGTGATTTAGAAGAACACATTAGAGAAAGTAAAACGATCATAAGGTCAGTTAGATTAATTTCTGAATTAAAGACTTTTGTATATAGAAATGGTAGACCAGATCATATGGATGGGTATCATGATGACATTATTATGGCGTTGGCAATGCCACTATTTGTAGTGCAAACTACATTTAAAAAATTAGAAACCATAGAAAAACAAACAAAGGCAATGTTAGACGGTTGGGTTAATACTAATTCAATAAACGAAGTAAATAAAGTAAATAAAAATTATACTAACCCCTTTTATAATAATACTATTACTAATAATTCAACTATCCCAACTAACCCTAATGACAATAACAATGATGGTGATTATAACTGGTTATTTGGTTTTAAGTAACATTTAAACTTTTTTGATATTTATTATTATAAAAAAAACATTATTATTATAAAATGGCAAGAAAAACTATATTTCAACAGTTAAATGATTTATTTGGTCCAGAAACGAAAAGACCACAAAATAAGTCAACGTATTCTTTAAATGATAAAGAGTTATTAAAAACAAAATCAAAAGAAGAGTACGATTACGAAAAATTAAAGCAACAACAAGATAAGTATTTATCTGGTATGTGGCAAAAGGTTGATAACGAAATTTATCAACACTCAATTTATTATGAAACTACTAGATTAGCTTCTTATGCAGATTTTGAAGGGATGGAATTTTTCCCTGAAATCGCAGCAGCTTTAGATATAATGATGGAGGAGTCCACTACTTTAAATCCAGATAATAAGGTTATAAATATATTTTCAGAAAGTAAAAGAGTTAGAAGAATATTAGAAGATTTATTTTTTAATAGGTTAGATATACACACTACATTACCTATGTGGACTAGAAATACATGTAAATATGGTGATAATTTTTTATTTTTAAATATAGATAGTGAAGAAGGTATAACTGGTGTTAAACAATTACCAAATATTGAAATCACTAGGAAAGATAGTGCTGGGTTCGGTGAAAATTCTATAAACGAAGAAGAGGATCAATTTAATCCCGTTAAATTTGTTTGGGGTCAAAGAGATATTGAGTTTAATGCTTGGCAAATAGCTCATTTTAGATTGTTAGGTGATGATAGAAGATTACCTTACGGTACATCAATGTTAGAAAAGGCTAGACGTATATGGAAACAACTATTACTTTCTGAAGACGCTATGTTAATATATAGAGTAACTAGAGCACCTGAAAGAAGAATATTTAAAATCTTTGTTGGTAACATTGATGAGCAAGATGTACCATCATACGTACAAAAAATTGCTAACAACTTTAAAAAGAGCCCTGTTATTGATCAAAATACTGGGCAGATAGATACTAGATATAATCAAATGGCACAAGATCAAGATTATTTTATACCGGTTAGGGACCCAAACTCTCCTAGTCCAATAGATACTTTACCAGGTGCAACTAATCTTTCAGAAATTGCGGATATACAATATTTACAGAAAAAATTATTTACAGCACTTAGGGTTCCTAAACCATTTTTAGGTTTTGAGGAGGTTAACGGTGATGGTAAAAATTTAGCATTACAAGATATAAGATTCGCAAGGACAATTAATAGGATTCAGCAATCTATGTTGCAAGAATTAAATAAGGTTGCTATCATACATTTATATATTTTAGGTTTGGAGGATGAATTAAATAGTTTTACACTATCACTTAATAACCCTTCCACACAAGCAGAGATGTTAAAGATTGAACAAACTCAATTAAAAGTTACCCTATATAAAGATGCAGTAGCAGATGCAGGTAATGGTTTTGGTGCGATGTCAATGACTAGAGGTAAGAAAGAAATATTGGGTATGTCAGATGAAGACATTAGAAACGACTTAGAACAACAAAGGTTAGAAAAAGCTGCTTCTGCTGAAATGGAACAAACAGCTAACATTATTAAGAAAACTGGTTTATTCGATAGGGTGGATAAATTATACGGTGACTTTAATAGTTTGGTTCCTGATAGTGATACTGAAAATTCAGGTGAAGAAGGTGATGCTGGTGGAGAAGGTGGTGGTTTTGGTGCTGATTTTGCAGACGCAGCTGATAGTTTAGCTGGTGGTGAAGCAGCCGCTGCTGAAACTGCAACTGCCGTAGAATCCACTAAAGAAAAGGATAACTTATTGACTGAAGAGAATAGAAGAAAATACGTAGAAAAAACAAAAAAATATCAAGGTATGTACCTTAAAAGACTTACTGAAAGTTTAGAAAAAAATGATCATATCTATGATTTAGATTCAGTAGAAAAAGACGCATCTAAATTAAATAAAAACATAGAAGATATGACAAAAGAAATAGATAAAATCATTAAAGAGTAATTTTTTAAAAAATCTAGATATTTATAAATAAAAAAACATGGAAAATTTCGGTAATATAAAAGATACATTTAAAACTATTGTAATAGAGTCTATATTAAAAAAAGAAAAAAGTGGTAAAGAACTATTTTCTAAATTCGTTAAACTAATTAAAGAAGATAAGACACTAACTAACCAGTACTTAATTTATAAAAATTTACAAACAAAAAAGTTCGATGATTCATCGGAAGCTAAAGACTATATTAAGGAAAATATTACATTATTAAAATCATTAAACGAAAATAAAGTAATAGAATCTAACGAAAAATTAATTAATATCTTAAGTGGTAAAAATATTATTAAAGAAAATGATGAGTTTTATTCACATATAGATTTTTTATTAAAAACTACTAAGTCTCCATCAAACATAGATAAAATTACTGAATCTATAAACTACATTAAACATCTGATGTTAGAAAAAGAGGAAGAAGTTGTTACAGAAAAAATTGATTCTGAATTACCTCCAAGTGTGTTAGCTAAATTATCTGTTAATAAGTTTAATGATAAATACTCCGACATCAGTGAGTCTGAAAAAAGAATTATAAGAACTATTTTAAATGGTGATGATAATGATAAAGAAGAAACGTTCTCTACTTTAAAAAGAGAATGTATTGATACTATTGATAATAGATTATCTGAATCTTCTGATATTGACTTAAAAGATAAATTACTCAAAGTTAAAGATAAACTATTAAATATGAACTTTGATAATGAGAATTACATTGATGACATCAATAAAGTTTACGAACTTAAAGAGTCTGTATCTGTAACTTCTGAATAACTTTAAATACCCTAATTGACTTTAATTTATATTATTACTATACTTGTTATTAATAACAATAAAATGTAAATATATATGAATGAAGTTAGGAAAGGAATTGAAGTTAGAACTAGTCCCAAATTATAAAACTAAAATAGGGACTGTAAACAATAAAGAGTCAAAAAGTATATATATAAATCTCACAGCTTGGGGTGAGATAAACGATATTAACGAAAACACTAATTACGATTCAGTAGTAAGTGGTTTAAGAAAAAAAATAAAACAAAATATTAACACTAATGTTAATAAAGAGTTATTTCATAATGATAAGTATATTGTGGATTTAGATATGAGAACTTCTGGGTTTGTAAATACAAAAAGAAGTTTTATGTCTTGTGAAATAACCCTCTATCAAAAAAAGGGGTTACCTATTAATCAACCAATATTAGTAGAATCATCTAAAACTATTATTCACGAAATTGTAAATAACTGTTTAGATAATAATAGTTATTTCACCTTTTATAAAACTAAAAAATAGAGTTTTTATTGTAATGGTATATTTATAAATAAATGATATCATTATTATGGAAATAATTAAAAAAAACGAAATCAATAAAAAAGGTATCCTTATCGAATACGACGCAGGATATATTTCACCAAAAGACAATAAAGAATTTGTTAATGAAGTTAATAAATTATCACAAGGTCAACCAATAGTATCTGACCCTTTAATTGTCTACGCAGTAATGCAGAAATATGGTGTAGAAAATAAGAATGAAAGAATCTACCCAGAATCCTTATTAAGAAAAGAAGCTGAAAATTACCTTAAACTTATTAAAGATAAAAGGGCTATGGGTGAAGCAGATCATCCAGAGAGTTCGATAGTTGCTGTAAGTAGAATATCTCACAACGTTGTAGACTTATGGTGGGAAGGTAACGTATTAATGGGTAAACTTGAAATAATTATGTCACCTGGTTTTGTTAATCAAGGAATAATTTCATGTGAAGGAGATAGAGTTGCCAATTACATTAGAAAAGGATTAAAGATAGGTGTTTCATCAAGAGGTGTTGGTTCGTTAGAAAAAGAAAATGGTAAAAACATTGTACAAGATGATTACGAATTAATCTGTTGGGATATTGTAACTTCTCCATCAACACCAGGTTCTTGGATTTATAATGAAGAACCATCTCAAGAACAACAAATGTCGGAGTCTAATAAAAAAAATGAAAACAAATTACTAAACAATTCATTAGATAATTTTTTATTAGATTAAAAAAAACAACAAAAAGTAAGTTTTTTATCTTTTATTGCATATTTATTAAAAAATGCATAATAGTGCATTCACAATAATAAAATATAATTTTAAAAAAAAATTAAAATGGCTACAAAAAGAAAATCAATCATCGAAGAGGCTTTGTTAGATGCTAAGTCTTTAGAGGATGCCTTAAAAGCCAACACGAAAGAAATGCTTTCGGCTCATATGTCGAAAGAAATTGAGAGTATCGTAGAGTCGTCTTTGAAAGAACAAGATGAAGAAACTATTGAATTAGACGATATTGAATTAGAAGGATCCGCAGATGATGAGGAAGACGTTGAGTTAAATCTTGACAATGAATTAACAGATGATTCTGAAGAAGAATCTGAAGAGTTAGAAATGGACGTTATGGATTTACCAGATGATGGTGAAGAAATGGCTGACGTAGAATTAGACCTTGATACTGATCTAGATTTAGACGGTGATGAGGGTGAAGAACTAGAATTAGATCTTGAACCTATGGATATGGAATTAGGTATGGGTGACGATGTATTAGATATGACAATGGCTTCAGACGATGAAGTTGTTACTGTATTTAAGAAATTGGGTCCAGACGATGAAGTAGAGGTAGTTAAAGATTCTGATGGAATTCATTTGACAGATAACGAAACTGGTGCAGCTTACTACATTAAAGAATCTTTGGAAGAAATTGACGAAGAGGAATCAGTGTGTGAAGGTTGTGGTATGGATGAAGAAGAAACTATTTACGAAATCGAAATGGATGAGGAATCTGAAATGTCGGAAATGTGGGGTAGTAAATCTCATGAGTACAAAAGAAGAGACGGTCATAAAGCTGGTGATGTTGACGGACATTACAAAGATTATGAAAGTCCTTTCACAATGGAAGAAGAAACTGATGACATGGAAGAAGGTCACTACAATGAAGAAGAAGAACTAGTGGATGAAGATCATACATTAGCTAGAACTAAAGGTCGCCAAAGAAAGGGTGGACATAGAAATAGACAAACTTCTGAATCTAGAATAGCTCGTAAACCAGTTGTTCGTAGAAAACCAAAAACTGAAACAGTTTCTGAAACAAAAATGATGAAAGAATACAAAGAGTTAAAAAGTAAAAATAACGAATACAAAAAAGCTCTTAACGTATTTAAAGACAAACTAAACGAAGTGGCGTTATTTAATACTAACTTAGCTTATGTAAATAGATTGTTTACTGAACATTCGACAACTAAAAAAGAAAAAATGGAAATTCTTAAAAGGTTTGACAATACTGAATCAGTAAAAGAATCTAAATCTATTTATAAGGTTATTAAGTCTGAATTAGATGGTAAAACACCAATTAGTGAGTCTGTAGAAAATAAAGTTAACAAAACTGTTAAATCTTCTAAATCTGATTTAAATGAGTCTACTGCTTATGTAGATCCACAAATTTCAGCTATTAAAGATTTAATGAAAAGAATATCATAAAAATAATAACAAAATAAAAACTCAAAAATAAAATGGGACATTTATTAAACTCAGGTGAAGTCGGAAATATAGGACTTGAACACTTGAAACAAATAAGATCTAAAACTATTTCTAAGTGGAACAAAATTGGTTTCCTAGAAGGTTTAAAAGGTCACGTAAAAGAGAACATTGCTCAGTTGTATGAAAACCAAGCTTCTTCTCTATTAAACGAATCTACGAGTTCAAACTCTTCAGGTTCATTTGAGACTGTAGTCTTTCCAATCGTAAGACGTGTATTCTCAAAATTATTGGCTAATGATATCGTATCAGTACAAGCGATGAACATGCCAATCGGAAAATTATTCTACTTTGTACCAAAAACATCTGGTAGAGATCATGCTCCTTTAAACGGACCAGCTTTACCAGGACAAGAATGTGTATTTTCAGCTTGTAACGGTACATCACTAACTCAACTTCAAGAAAAGAATCTTTACGATATCTTTTATAATGATGGTTTATTTGATGCATCTAAAGGACAAGCTACTATTTTTAATGGTGGTGTTAATCCAGTTATCTTAACTGCTAACGGACAAACTGTTGATACTGCGTTTGCTGATCAACCAGTTGCTGC